TGATGATGCTGTTGAGTTGGGTGAGTTGGGTCACGAATTGTTGTGGGCTGTTGCTGAACACGCCGACAGCGAGAGAATTTTGAATCAGCGTAAGTCGCAGGTTTTGGATGCGATGGGTTACGCGAAGAAGGGTTTGCTTGATGGTGAAGTTGTTGCGACCCGTCAGGCTGGTAGGAACGGGGCAAGCCCGTTTCTTGTTATCAAGAAGGGAAAGAACTGATGGCTGGATTCAATTTGGCTGATTACGAAACAGTTGAAGAAAGGTTGCGCCGATTTTGGGCTGACCCTGTTGCGGTTGATGCGCGCATTGTGTCTATCAACCACACCACCGAAGATGACCGTCAGCGCGGTCAGTGGGTTATCGAAACTCGCCTGTATTTGAACGCTGATGATCAGGCTAACGATTTGCCGAAAAGCACCGGTTGGGCTTTTGAAATTGATGGCACTGGTGGGGCGAATAAAACTTCAGCTTTGGAGAACGCGGAAACAAGTTCAATTGGTCGCTGTTTGGCCAATTTCATTTTCAGCGGTAACAAGCGTGCTTCGCGTGAAGAAATGCAGAAGGTTCAACGCAACCTGGTTGGGCGTGACTGGATTGCTGAAGCTTCGAAACTTGATGATGTGGATAAACTTAGATTGTTGTGGCAGGATGCGCGTGCTGGTGGCGCACCTGACGATGTGTTGCTACTTATCAAGGAACGGGCTGATGGACTTACGAACACAGGCGATTCTTTGGGCGGCAATAAAGCAACAAAATGAGTTGCGTGAGTTGGCGATCACTGTTGGTGATTTGGTGATTGCTGATAGGGCTAATGCTGAACTGTTGCGTTTGGCGGATAGGTTGAAGGATGGAATTTCAAACACCGGACACGATAATTAGCGAGTTGGTGGCTGTTCGTGCTGAAGCGGCTAAGGGTGTTGATGCGTTGCTTGAAGCTGAACGGGAAGTTGCTCGTTTGGATTTTGAGTATTCGAAGGTTCAGGCTCAGGCTGTTTTGAATAGTGTTGGAACTGCTTTGGATAGGCAGGCTTTGGCAACGCTGGAATCTGCTGAGAAGAAGTTTGAGTTGGATTTGGCGAAGGCTTCGTTGAATCGGGTGAAGGCTAAGTTGCGGCATTTGCAGGATGTTCAAACAAACATTCAGTCACAGGCACGAATGGTCGAATTGACTTATAAGACTGCTGGTGTTGGCCGATGACTGAGAAGGACAGGAAACGGCTTTTCGCGCGTGATCAGGAACAGTGTTGGCATTGTGGCACAACCGAAAACTTGACCGTTCAGCATCGTGTGAATCGCGGTATGGGTGGCAGTAAGAAACGCGACAACCCTGCCAACCTAATCCTGTTGTGCTGGTTTGTGAATTTCGAAATGGAAGCAAGCTCACGCGCCGCCGAAAGTGCGCGTTTGGCTGGCTGGAAGGTTGATAGAGGCAACACACCCGAACTCACACCGGTGTTCCACCAACCAACCAACACCTGGTATTTGCTTGATAACGCTTGGGAAAGTAAAGTAATCCCTAAGTAGTTTCTTCATTGATAGGAAAATGATGTTTGCGTGTGACCGTTGCGGTTCGTTGTGTTTGAGCGAGTGGGCTTACAGTAAAGCTTTGGAACGGGGAAGAACCCCTTTGTGTCCGGACTGCCAGCAAGTAAATCGTTTGTATCGGGTTCAGTATGATGATGATTACTGTGTTCCACATCAAGGGTTGTTCGACAAGTTTGATAACCCTGTTACTGATCAGGGTGAGCGTGTTTTTACTGATGATGCTTTGTGTGGGCATCGTGACTGTGTGAAACCAGCACACCACCTAGTTGAGCAGGTTGAAGGGTTCAAGCAACCGAAGCATCCACGCAGGAAGGGGTTTGTGAAACCAGCCCCGAAGAAGATTGGCCGACCACCAAAGGCTTTGCCGAAATTGGTTGTGAAGGAAGTGCGGAAACCGCGTGGCGATAAAAGGGTTTGGGATATTGAAGTTATTATGGCGTTGGCTGAAATCCAAGATTTTAACCACAGGCACAAAAAGGTTTCAAGCAAAAAAGCTTGAATTGATAGATAGGAAAAAGATGCCGATTGTTAGAAAAGCAAAAACCGGTTCAGTTGAAATCCCGAACGAATGGATTTTGGATGAACGAATGACCCCGTTTGAATTGGGTTTGTTGTGCAAGTGTATGGTGTTCAACACTTTGGATGCGGTTCGGGCGGATTTTCTCGCCACCTATTCCGCGAATTATGCGAACCCTGAAGCTGCTTTTACCAGTGCGATGATTCGTTTGGCGCGTATGGGTTACCTTGAAGAAGGTTTGTTTTGAGCATCGAAATTATGGCGCAGGTTTTGAACCACAGCAAAGCGACTGGTCGGGCGAAACTTGTTTTGTTAGGTATTGCTAATCATCAGGGTGATCAGGGTGCGTGGCCTTCGATTGCGACTTTGGCGCGTTACGCGAATGCGAGTGAGCGAAGTGTGAAACGCGACATTGCCGACCTGGTTCAGTTGGGTGAGTTGATTGTTGAAGTGAATGCTGCACCGGTTGATTCGCAATACAAAACTAACTTGTATTGGGTGACTGTGGCAGGGGTGACAGATTCGGCATCAGGGGTGACAAATCAGGTCATCAGGGGGGACAGATTGGGTCAATCAGGGGGGACACAAGGTGGCACACAAAACATAAATAAAACCTTTAATGAAACTAAGGCAAAAAATGCTTTCAGTTTGATGTGGCAACCAGCACCTGAAGAACTCAAAAAGCTTCAGGATCAGTATCCAAACGCTGACCTGGATGGTGAAGTTCAGTTGATGATTGATTACTTACTAGCAACGGGTAAGGAACGACAGGTGAAGGATATGTCTGCCCGTTTTCGCACTTGGATGCGGAACGCTGATAAGTTCGCAAAGGGTGCTTTGTCGAAGCCAACCGTTGATGAGTGGTTTGTGAAACCGGAAGACAGGATTTCGTGAGTATTGAGCAAGCCCTTATCGGTGCAGTGTTGTTGGGTGGCGTTCGCACCTTCGATGAAGTTGAGCTTTCACCGAACGATTTTTTTGAACCGATCAATGAAAAGATTTGGACTGAGTTTGGCAGGCGTGCCGCTGTAAATGAACCGATTGATTCGCCTTCAATGTCGGTGTTGTTTGATTCGGCGTATTTGGCGAAGTGTGTGAGCGTTTGTCCTACTCACACCACAGCAGTGTTTTATGCTAGTCAGGTTCGTGAATCGGCGTTGAAGCGTAGGTTGGCGCAGACTGGAACGATGTTGGTTGAAGAAGCTACTTCGGCTTTGTCGGCTGATGATGTTTTAGAGTCGGCTTATCGCCAGTTGGATTTGTTGCAACTAACAACGGTTACTGATGAAGTTGAGTATTTGCCTTCTGTGTTGCGTTCGTATCGGGCAAGCCTTGATGAAGTGACTATCAACGCCACTTCGGGGATCAGCAAACTTGATGAGTTGTTGAATGGTTTTCGCAAGGGTGGCCTTTACATTATTGGTGCGCGACCTGGTGTTGGTAAGACTGTGATTGGTTTGCAGGCTGCTTTTGGTTTGGCGCGTAACGCTACTGTTTTGCCGCAGGGTGAATCTGCTGGTGCGGTTGCGTTTTACTCGCTGGAAATGTCGAAGCGTGAGCTTATGAATCGTTTGGTTTCTCAAGTGTTGTCTATCCCGATGGATGCGTTGGATCGCGGTTTGGTTGGTGTTGTTGAGAAGAAACGCATTGATGAACGCGCCGGTGAGTTGCAAAACCTTTTGACCATCAATGATCGGGGCAATCAGTCTTTGGCGAGTATCCGCAACTTTGCGCGGTCAATCAAACGACAAGGTGTTCCGCTGAAAGCAATCGTGATTGATTATTTGGGTTTGATTGCTGATGTGCAGTCGGGTCGCAATCGTTATGAAGCGATGACGATGGTTTCAGGTGCGCTTAAAGCTTTGGCTAAGGATTTGGATGTGCCTGTTATTGCGTTGGCACAGTTGAATCGAAATGTTGAAGCACAGAAGGAATCTATGCCGAAGATGAGTGATTTGCGTGATTCGGGTTCGATTGAGCAGGATGCGGATGTTGTGATTTTGTTGCACAGGTCAAAGGAAGAACCTGGTGTGATGTGGTTGAATGTTGCTAAGAACCGACACGGGCAAACAGCCACTTTGCAGTTCAAGTTCGAAGGCCATTATTCAAGGATAGGAAACTAAATGGCATTAAAGATAGGATCATTGTTCAGCGGTTATGGCGGTTTAGATTTGGCTGTTTCTGCTGTGACCGGTGGTGAAGTTGTTTGGCATTGCGAGTGGGATGATGCACCGTCAAAGATTTTGGAAAAACATTTTCCTGGTGTTCCCAATTATCGGGATGTTTCTAAGGTAGATTTTACGAAGATTGAGAAAGTTGATGTTTTGACTGGTGGGTTTCCCTGCCAAGATTTATCACTTGCTGGCAAAAGGGCTGGTTTGAAGGAAGGAACTAGAAGTGGGCTTTGGAACGAATTTGCAAGAGCAATTGAAGAACAACGACCAAAGCTTGTCGTTATCGAAAATGTTAGGGGCATCCTTTCAGCGACAGCGCATAGCGAGTTGGAACAGTGCGAGTGGTGTGTGGGTGACGGATCAGCAGAACCTTCTTTGCGGGCATTGGGAGCTGTGGCAGGAAGTTTGGCCGATATCGGGTATGACTGTAAATGGGTCGGTGTTCGCGCTGCCGATGCCGGTGCGCCACACAACCGTTTTAGAATCTTCATTGTTGCGTTCCCCCAAAGCGAGTGAAGGTGAAGGTGGTGCGCTTGGTGAAGCGGAAGCTTTGAAGCGTGGCAATACTGTTGGTGTTCGTGATCAGGTTTTGGATTTGGTTGCTGGTCAGGGTTTGAAGGTTTCGCGTGTTGCTGATAATGAGTTGTTGCCTACGCCGAACACGATGGAACACCGCGAGATTAAAACCCCTGAACAAATCGCTGAGTTGAAACAACGCTCACCTGGTGGTTATCGAAATCTTCGTGAATCGGTGATTAATGATTTGATGCCTACCCCGACAACACGCGATTATAAGGATGGTTCGGCTGAACACGAACGCGATGGTGTCGTTCAAACCGATACGGTTGCGCGTGTAATTTTCAACAGCGGTGAAGTGTTGATGGGAACGCCACGCACAAGCTCAGCGAATGGTTCTTCATCGAAACAGGTTGAAGCAGGTGCGCCCAAATCAAGAATTGAAGATCAGGTGTTGCTGACTTGGTGGGGCAAGTTTGAACCTGCAATTCGCCGTTGGGAAGAACTTTTGGGCCGACCAGCACCATCCCCGACTAAACCTGATGGGCGTGACGGGGCGCACCGGTTGAGCGCAGAATTCACTGAATGGATGATGGGTTTGCCGTCTGGTTGGATTACTGATGTTGATTTGACTCGTAACGAAATGTTGAAGGCTTGCGGTAATGGTGTTGTGCCACAGCA